TGCTTTGCCATATTTTTCTGCTCCAGGATTTAATTTATCTTTTGATTTTTCAGTATCACGTCCTGGAGGTCCTTTAATAACAATATCTGTAGAAAATTCTATTGGACAAGTATTTTATGCTGACCAAAATGGCGTTTGGGGTGCACCTGGAGTAGTTCAAAGTTTTGTTGTTAGTTCTACTGCCGCTGATAATGTATGGCAAACTATTAATTATAATCTTGAATTAGGTGCTTTTAATATTAGTGGTACAAATTATAATGTAGAAGGATATTTTAGATTAGTATTTGACTATCCTGGTTCTGGATTTAATGCAACTTTAAAATTAAGAAATATTAATGCAAGTCAATCTTCAACTGCATTGCCAAGTTCTTTAATTGCAACAAGATATATAACAACAACAAATTCTTTAACTAAGGATTTTGAATCTTCTTTTGGTATTTATAGGTCTGATATTGCTAATTGTTATGGTGCTTTATTCTATTCTAGTGCAGCTCCTATTACATCATGGTATAGATATTCTCATATAGGAACAACATATTCTTCATTACCAATACTTATAGCAAGAGAGTTATCTAATTTATTTAATAGAAACTATGCTACATTAGAAGGCGATTTAGGTAAAACATTTGATGCTAATGGATTAATTTATTTATCTAGTACATATACTGTAACAGATTCTGGGTCTAGTGCATTAACTTATAATGGTAAAAAGTTTGTGTTAAATAGAATATCAGCAATACCGTACATTGACCAATCAACAAGCATACAATTATTAGAAATAACAGATACGGATAACGCATCTACAGAGTCTATTACTTGGTTATTGAACAGTTAAAAACAACAATATGGCAATTTTAGGAACAAATGTGGTTTTATATTATTGGAATGGCTCTACTGCAATACCATTTGCTGCGGCTAAAAACTGCTCATTTGATACATCTAATAATATAGTTCAAACTTCATCTGGTAGTAATGGATGGTTTGCTAATTCTGCTATAGATGTTTCTTCTTGGACAGTTAAATGTGATGGACTAATTGTTAATGGTGATTTTGAACCTAAGTTAATGTTTGATGCTCAATTAGCTAGGACTCCTATATTAATAAGACTTACTATAGGTACGTCTCCATCATATATGATTGCAGGAACAACAAATATTGTTTCAATCAATAATACTGGTCAAGTAGAAAGCACTGCTACTTACTCAATATCTTTGCAAGGAACTGGAAGATACACAATTACCTAAAACAAATGAAATGGCAACTAACGGAACAAATTTAATTTTATATTATCGTGGAACTGGAGGAAATTATGTTCCTTTTGCTGCTTCTACTAATTGCTCTTTTGATACTGATACAAATCAATTAGATGTAACTTCTTACAATTCAGATTGGTTTAAAGAGTATAAAAGTGATATTACTTCATGGAGTGTTACTTGTGATGGATTAATAGCTATTAGCGGATTTGATTATAAGATGATGTTAGATGCTCAATTAAACAGAACTAGAATAACATTAGCACTTCAAGTTGGCGTTACTTATCAATATACGATTTATGGAAGAGCATATATAACTTCATTTAATATTGGTGCACCAGCAGAAGGTGTTGCTACTTATTCTATTAGTTTGACTGGAGATGGTAAATTTGGTTATACTGACCCAACAAGTTGTTTAAAATATCAAGTTGTCGTTACATCGGCACCAGCTACTATTGAATGGGTTGCTTGTGGAACTGGTGATTTAATGTCTCTTGGATTTCTTACTCCAACTACAATTACTCAATGTGCTCAAATATCTGGTGGATTAGCACAGATTTATTTTACAAGTGGAGCTGGAACAATTTCACAAGCTGGTTTCTGTGATGATTAAACTATAAACTATGAAGCATACTAAAGATTACTTACTAATTATTCTATCTGCATTTTTTGCTATTTGGGTATATAATGAATTAAATAGAACAGATAAACCAGTAGATTTTAGTGATACCAGTAGATATAGAAAGGTTAAAGAAGTCAGAGATACCTTGTACAAGAATACGTACAGAAATAGGTACATCAAAGGGGATTCCATCCCTTTTGTCATTATATCTACCGATACGACCATAATTCATGATACAGTACGTATAATATCTGATTATATGCGTACTTATGCGTATTCAGATACGATTAAGCAAGATTCCAATATCTTTGTAATAGATGACACGATAAGCCAAAATCGTATCATATCAAGAGGATTTAAGTCCAAGATTACCGAAAAAACCATCTATGTAAAAGAGTATTATGCTCAAAAAGCCAAACTTGGTCTTTATTACGGCATAAGAGGCGATTTTAGCCAAGAAAACGGATTAGAAGTACTAAGTCCTGGATTAATGCTAAATGCCAAAAATAAGGCTTTAATAGGCCTTAATCTTAATATTAATAAAAATTACAATATAAGCTACTCTGGTAGCATATATTTTAAAATAGGAAAAAAGTAATATGGCTCCCAAAAAAGACGTTAACGTAAGTGCTAATCCTTTGCCGATTAGTTTCTCTCAGTTTAGTAAAGACCCTATTAAGGGCACGATGTTCTTAGTTATTATCGGTATAACTGTTTTGTACGTAGACATTAGAGGCAATTTCAACAATCAAATAACTGCTCAAGACGCAAGGATTACTAATCTTGAGTATAAAGACAGCTTAAAGACACAAGCGTTAATTGACTGTAAAACAGCCCTAAGTTCAACTACTACTAAGTTAGAAACCCTTGATGCAATGGGTGCTATTAAATCATCTGTAAAATAATAGACCATGAAATCACTTCTTTTAATTTTTAGTTTTCTAACAATAACAGCAACAAGTATCAATGTAATAGGTAGTAAAGAGGATAAGATGATTACCAGTGACAAAGAGTTTAAACAGTTAATGAAGGACTTTAACAATACTTTAGATAAAAATAAGAAGGTCCAAATCAAAGCAGATGAAACTAAAGATAAAATAATAGTAAGTACTACCAATAAAATAAATCAATTATCTACCGAGAACAAGTTACTTAAAAACGATATTAATGAACTAAAAAGTATGATTAGTATAGTTAAAATTGATACTATTTACATTCATGATACTATTCAAGTAAAAGAAAAAAAGAACTTTTGGGGTAAGACTAAAATAGATACAACAGCAAATTAATATGAAGCAATTTTTTACAGAAGATAACGGAAGATTATCAATGAAGCGTTTATGTGGCTTGTTATGCGTACTATCGTTATGCGTTACTATGTACCACAATTCATTTAGTGCATTAAACACAGCTCCTGCTGAATCTTTGGTTTATGCGGTATCTGCATTAGCCTTTGGTTGTTTAGGATTAACTACCGTAGAAAAGGTATTTAAAAAAGATTAGTAATTTTATAAACTATGAAAGTATCAGAACACTTTGCATTAGCAGAATTTACACGTAGCGAATCAGCTAAAAGACATGGAGTATCTAACGAACCTACTCCAGAACATTTAGAGAACCTTAAAGTTCTTTGTGAGAAAGTATTAGAACCAATAAGAGTTAAGTTTGGTCCTATTAATATTTCATCTGGATATAGGTCTAAGGCATTAAACCACTACATAGGTGGAAGTTTAAATTCACAACATTGTGAGGCTAAAGCGGCAGATATAGATATGGATGGTATGGGTGGTGCAACTAATAAAGAGATATTTGATTTTATCAAAGACACTTTAGATTTTGACCAAATGATATGGGAGTTCGGTGATAACAATAAACCAGACTGGGTTCACGTTTCTTATAATGGAGCTAAGAACAGAAAACAAATACTAAGAGCATTGAAGGTAAACGGCAAAACAGTCTATGCACCTTACAAATAAACAAACCAAAACCAAACATAATGAGCAAAAAAAATGTCTTAATCATCGGAGACACTCATGAGCCATTCTGCCATCCACTTTACAAAAACTTCTGCTACGAGGTAGCCAACAAGTTCCAGTGTACTGAAATAGTACATATTGGAGATGAGGTTGACAATCATGCTATTAGCTACCACGAATCTAAGCCAGATGGCCATAGTGCTGGTAGAGAGGCTGATTTAGCTCA